TGTATGGGTCAATTGGATATGTGCCATCAGGTATTTGTGCCATGTTATATCTCCTTAAAAAATTCTGTTTATGTTGATATCTGAGTGAATAAAATCAATTCTAGCTGTGCCAGTAGTCATTCTCATCTTAAATTCAATAGTATCAGTGCTTAAAAATTGAGAAAAGAAATCGCCATGAATAGTAATATCTTTTGAACCGCCAAACCCAGTCACAATGCGTGGGTTTCCAACTTGCACACCATTTTTAAACAATGCAAGTTCCACTTCTTCTGAGTTATCCCATCTTCCTATCACGTTATATCTAACGTCATAACCCCCATCAGATATAAAACTATATATGCCATTTGCTTGTGAAATCTTAGAGCTGTAAACTTCTGTGTCAATCTGATCTAGTGTCTGCCATGTAGTATCAACGTCAATGTTGTGTATCGCAACGCTTTGTGTTCCAACATAAAGCGTTTTAGCTAAATCATAAAGCTCTGTAAAGTTCTGATTTATTTTATTTCTAACAGTTAAACCTATCTCACCGTTATTAATTATCTGTTGTGCCATTTAACCCCCCTCAATTTAATTGTCTGCCATATCCTTTTGCAAGGATATCAAACTGCCCATCTATATTCGCATCATTATTATCTCTAAAAACGATATCAAAACCAAACCGTGTTTTATTGCTTATTACATAGTAATGCCCTTTTTGTGCATTGTCAACACCAATTGCAATAGCTGGCGGTGCATTAAAAGGTGGTACATAAGCATAGCTCTTGCCAGTATCATTTACTATAATGTCATTTTCACTTAGAATTCTATCAGGCATATCAACTGTTATCTTTGCAGAATTGATTACAACATGCAGACGTGGGTTTTCACTATGAGCCACTAACTTAAACTTCAAGTATCTGCCCGTAAAATCACCAATATCAATACTGTTCTCAGTTGTCCAATCTGTTTCAGCAGTATCACTTATTGGGTCAATGTCACTCATTTTTACCCAAGAAGCAAAGCCACTTAGTTCTGTTGAAGTACTTACATATATTTGTACATTCCATTGGTCACTGTTTGGTACTGCAAGTGGGTCAATGTCACTTAGCAATGCCCAATTAGCTATCACATCACCACATTCAGTTGCATCAGCAATAACACGTGAACTCAGTCTGCTTGTATATACTTGCCCTAAGTCAACAATCTGTGCATACTCATAATACCCATCTGTTTGATAGTTGCAGCTAGGGTTTATGTTTGGGCTATCTTCCCAAACTGCATTATCATCCCAGTGATTGTTATCATCCCACATTCCACCACATACAACCCAATCAGGTATTACACATGGTGTTTTTGGTGCATTGTTAGTAAGTTGTAATGCTGTTCCATTTACTTCCATGTTACTCTTATATCCAAGCCAATCAGGTTCAGGCGTTACTACTTCAATAACGTTAAGGTTTTCAAGGTTCGGAATAGTAGTGACTGCATAAGCAGGGTGATTTGTAATGTTACCACTTGTATCAACTGCTTTAATCATATAAGTACCAGTACGTGCAACTGTTGAATGTCGTAACGTGTTGTGACTAATATCACGTGTTAAGAGTGTTGAAGCTTCCCAGCGTACTAAGTTGATATCAATCTCAGGTGTATATCTTATGATGTAGTAATCAAGGTCAGGTGCATCAGGTGCTAACCACGTAAGGTTAAGTTGTTCACTAAGTATGTTAATGTTTAAGTGAGTGATATCAGGCGGTGGCGTTTTATCACCATTGATTTGAACACTTACACTTTGCGACTGCTTGCATCTGTTACCAAAAACATCAACTGCAACAATTGCAAAGTTATAAACACGGTCAATATGCTCAGGGAAATCAACAAGGTTTACTTGCGTTAAGTAATTTACTTCTGTTTTTGTAATACGTCCAAAACTTACAAAGTCCGTTCCAGTAACTTCATTGTTTTGTACAAGCACATCATAGTAGCTCACAAAACCATTGCCATCTATATCCCAATTGAGAGAGATCGTTAAGTGAGGATATCTGCTAATATATACAATCTCTTGTTTGACTTCAAAGTCAGTTATCTTAACACGACAATCACCAGTAATCTCAGGTGCTATATCAGCATTATAAGAGGGTAACGAACCCGTATCAGCAGTATAAACCTCAGGAACATAAGGCACAAGCACAATTGTTGCTTTTAAATCTTCATCAGGTGTGATGCTTTTAACTGTAAAATCTTGTGTAACATGGTCTATCTCTCCATACACAAACAAGTCACCTACTTCAATTTGAGGATTTGCAGTAACAAGCTCAACCGTGTTCGGTGTTGGAACGTCTAATATTTCGCCATTTTCAATAGTAATGTTGCCACTTCTTACTGTATATTTATAAGTTTTGGCACTATCATAAGCAACTTTATCATTAAGAATAAGTGTTTTACCACTATCCAAAACCTCTTTGACACGTACTGGGATGCCACCAATTCGAGGCACATCATGTTGCACACTCACCAAGTCACCACGTTGAATACTAATGAATTCTAAATCAACATTAAGTGTGAAATTCTCTTGATAAGCAATCATCTGAGCCAATGAGTATCTACCAAACCGCCATGCCTCAGCATAATCAGTAATCCCAAAACAGTTCAACTCCTCAAAGAGCGTTGCGTTACTTTCGTTGTATCCATCTGCATAAACAATAACTGTATTTATGTTCCAGTTTTGTGCAGGGTCAACAAACTTAACTTTGAGACCATGAGGTATGTCAGCATAAGAGCGTGACCCCTCAAAGCTATTTGAGTTTCTAGGTGTGAAGAGCTGCATGGGTTGTGTTCTTGCTTTATCAGCCATGATGCCGAACTTACCAGCAGTAGTAATTATTAAAGAGCCTCTTGCACTTGATAAGATACTCTCAATCAGATCCTTTGCAGTAACACGATAATCAATAACTATATTACAACTATGACGTTTAGAGCTGTAAGTTACGCCACTAATCCCATGCGTAACAATCTCATCACAATATTGTGCAAACTCATAAAAACTATCTATATCAATTTTATCATCGAGTACGGGAACTTTTGTTGCACTACCAGTTAATACATCAAGCACTACCCATGCAGGGTTGTTGCTTGTTTTCACCTCAAAACTTGTGCCATTGTAAACACGTAATTGTGAAGATGCTATTGCACTCAAGTCTTGTACAACACCGTTTATCTGTTCATTTGCTTTTATCTTTAGTTCGTAAATAGTATGAGGAACACGAAATGCACAAGGGTTTGAATGTTGAAAGTTTCTTATAAGAGCATAACCACTTTTATCAATTATCTTTGTATCTACTGCATCAGGTGTTAAACGTTCAACTACTATCTCATACTTATCTGCTGTTGGAAAGTTTATACGTGCAAATATTGTAAATGGTTTACGTGTATTACTCTGAATAGTAAATGTTGAATTATTATTTTTACGCAACACCTCAAAGTTAGTTTCAAAAAATGCAGGCGGTGTTACTCCTAAATATGTTTTTTGATTTGTTGTCCATGTAATAGCCCTATCAAGTCGCAATGTTCTGTTAGAACCAGCACTTACATTGTTACGTAATATATAACTTTCACTTTGCCAGTTAAAGTAACCACCCGTTCCAACGCGAACTGCTACTGCATCACCAGCTTCTAAACTTTTTGTAACGTCTGCTGTAATCTCTGTTGCTTCATTCCATCCATAGCTATTAAATAACATCCATGTACCAGTCTGTTCAAGAAAAGGTGCTTTAGCAGTTACATACCCATCTGAAACGGGCTGTGTAATAGCACTCCCATGAATGTTTAAACCCTCAAACTTATAAGCATCACCGCTTCCCTCTTTACGCCACTTAACCGAAAACTTTACATTGGTTGTTCCAGCATTACCACTGTTATCAAACTTAGCCAAACCGCTAGGAAAGTTTATCTCAACCTCAGTGCTATCAGTGTTTGTTGCACTGCTTCTTGTAATAGGGTTTTGATATAAAAGTTCAAGCCCTACATTTACAACATTTGTCGTGGTAGTATAAAGTTTAAAATCATCACCTAAACTATTTTTATGAATAACCTTATCTGCTACATAGTCAGTAATTGGGGTAACACCTATGCGAATATCATCAAGAATTAAACCACCATAACCAAAGTCATAAAGCCCTATCATGTAACTATCTTCACCTACATTGTACACATTAGGTTGACCCGCCATTTTAGGATAATACTTATGGTTTCCATATAAACGTGTTACTTGTGCATAAGGTGTTATCTTGTTTGATTGTCCCGTAATTGTTCGTGTTGACTCAGCACCAGCAGTATCAGTGATATCACCTATGCTTTCATCAGGTGGACGAATAAGAGCATTAACCGCCATCATACCCAATGCACTAAACCCAAGTGTTAAAGCAGTTTGCATACCAGCACCACCGCTTAACATCAGCGTACCAAACGCACCCATATAAGGTGCAACTACAAGCACCGCAATAACGGCAACAATTCTTAAAATACTTTTACCAGTATCCCCACCACCTCGCGGTACAACTGCAACCGTAACAGTTTGGTTCTCTTCTAATATTTCAGCATCCCAGCACTCACGCTCTTTTAACTCACCATCAACATATAAAACAACGGCATCATGTAGTGGTTCAGGTATGGTTGAACGATTGATAATCTCTTGTAAGTTCACACCGCTTTCAATCTGTAATTGTAAAGCATCTTTTGAAGTAAGTAAGTGAGGTTTTATAGTTACGTTGTTCATGTTTTAAACCTTAGATAAGAGTTTATTCTATTTCTCCAAGTGATACTATCAATACTCTCAACAGTCACCTCACAACCATCTAAGGTGTGAAGAAATTTTTTATCACTTATCATTAAACCTATGTGAGCATTAAAACCACCAATAGTAAAGATAATCAAATCACCCTCTCGTGGTTTATCTACTTCTAAAAACTCATCACGGTGTTTCTCAATAGCTCCATGAGCAGTTATTGCATCACTGGCACTCTCATAATCTTGTGTAAATGTTTCTAGCTCTATTCCATACTCATTTTTATAGTAAAGATATACAAGCCCATAACAATCAAGCCCGTTTTCATCCCTACCTTTATCAACATAAGGTATTCCAAGATACTTACGCATAAAACAATCCACTATATTGAATAGTATCCATCTCGTCTGCTGTGAAGTTTCTTCCTATTGGGTTGTCAACTACCAATGCCCCCGTAATTGTTTGAGCATTATATGTAACATTTCTAAGTTTTAAGTGACTCACTTCAATCTCAATCTCATTAGGGTTTGAAGCAAGAACAATTTTCAATACAATCTCAGGTGGGTTTGAAAACGCACGTATAACTTCCATAAGTGATCTATCAACATTATCAATTCGCAATTGCACTTGTGGCAATGCTTCATCATCATTGGGTAGTGAAAGTGCAAATGGATAAGGTTCAAACACAACGCTGTTGCTTGTAATGCTTGTGTTGTTGTTTACTAGATAGATATTAGTTGCTAAACTAGGATGCGTAATCTCTAAGAGTGCTAAGAATATCTCACCCGTTTCAACCTCATTACTCGCTTTTATAAACTCATTTGTCATGGTAAAAGCTCCACATTAAAAGAGACAATATAACTTCCACAAGATGAATAAGGTGCAAATGTAGGCATCCCATTAATTCTAAACTCACTTGATACACCACTGAAAGGGTCAGTGAAATCAAACCGCTGCACACCACTTTGTAAATCAACTATAAACCAATTGATGAAACTATTTTTTTGAGTAGGTGTTAATATCATTGACCATGATTGAGCCATGATAGGGTCAGTATAACGTCTACGCTTTTTTGCCTCACCAATATCAACTTCACTTGTAATCACATTGTTTTTTTGAGAAACACTAAAGCCATTACGTTGTGGCTCTGTTGGTAAATCAGGTGGATAAGGTACTGCCATGTTATGCCCCTTTTCTTTTTAGTCCAAAGTTTGTTTTAAAAGCACGGTCTAATGAACCATCACCAAGAGATGATTTAACACTATCACGTATCATCACATCAATGATACGTTTCCCATTGCCATCTTGACTCTCACTAACTTCTGCATCACTGCCACTCTCATTGTAAATGTTTACAACAGTACCCATTCCACTTGCGTTCACACCTAAGTCACCGCCAGCAGTTCTTTTAAGAGGCATAATAGCTTCCGCACCAGCTTCACCCATTAATCCCATTCCGCTTTTCATTGGGAACATTGTAGGTGAATTAACGACACCACCAGTTGCAAACTTTTGAACACCACCACTTATTGCACCGCCTTGTGCAAAACCAAAGAGTGAACCACCAGCCGTTCCGCCAAGAGCTGCTTGCATAGAATTAATAAGTGGGATTGTAATTTGGAGTCTGATTATCATTCTAAGTAAATCTTCAAGCACCGCTTCTGCAAACTTTGCAAACTCAAATGTACCAGTTTTGGCAAACTCAACTATTGAGTTCTCCATGTTTGAAAACGCGTTTGTAAATACAAATGCACCGTCTTGAATACGTACTGCTAGTTTCTCCATTTTTGTTGAAGTGTCAGCAGTACTCTCTGCAAACTCATTTTGAACATTAGTGCTTTTAGAAATTGCTAAACTAATCTGCATATACTTTTCAATTAAATTGCCGATAGGTTTTTTTAATGTATCCATGCTCTGCTTAATATTAGAGTTAAATTGCTCTGTATTAGAACTCAAAGTATCTTGCATTTTTAAAATAGCGTTTAACTCACCATCATAAGTTTCAAATATACTAGCTCTTATTTGTGCCACTTTTAAAATACCACTATATACTTGCGTAAAAAACTTACCAAGTATATTTGCGGTGACACTAAACACTTGCCCTACTCTATAACCTACTTCCGCAACAATCAACAAACCTTTCCACAAGCGTTCTGCACCACCTGATACTGCCCACTTATTTAATTCACTCGTAATGCTAGCCATTGCAGTAGAACTCATTGCAACAAGTCTTGTTTTTAAACCCTCAGTAATTAAACCCATGCGATAAAACTCATCATTGGCACGTTCAACCGCACTCAACGTTGTCCTATCAACTGTTAATCCTAAAGCCCTTGCTTCTTTTTCTGCTTCACGCATACCTTTTGAACCGTTTTGCAGCATGTTTAAAACTTTAACACCCTCAGCATCAAACAGTTTAAATGCTATTGATACTCGTTCACTTTGCGTTCCAACATTTTTAAGTCCATCTGCAACTGCTTCCATCTGTTTATCAAGAGTCAGGTTTTTAAACTTCTCAACACTAAGCCCCATTGCTTCAAGTGCTTCTGTTGAAGTTTTAGCATCTTGTGCAACACGTCTTGTCATTCTCTGCATTGCCATCTCTAAAGTTTGAACACTCACACCACTCAGTTCTGCTGCATGTCTAAAAGAGATCAGCTTATCAGTAGCAATTCCAAGTCTATCAGATGTTTTTGCAATAGCATCAAGAGATGCAGCAGTTTGTTTAAGTCCACTAATAACACTATATGCACCAAACGCACCCACCATTGCAACACCAACACTTTTTATAGTTTTAGTCATTCCACCAAATTTTTTGTTCATTCCAGCAATTTGTTTATTAAGTGTTGCAGTTTGTAGTTCGAGGTTAATTAGTAATGAGCCTAGCGTTGATTTTTTTGCCATGTTACAACCTTGTAAGTTCTAAGCCCAAAGACTTGTTCAAATTATTAAGTGTTTTTGTTTGTTCTGTTCTCCAGTATCTACTGTACTTTCCAGCTCCACTTACTGCACCCCATTTATGCTTACCTTTAGTACCAGCTTTACGTCCAGTTTCATTTGGAGATGCAAAAATGTAATAACCTTTTGCAGTAGTTATTATCTTACGCCCAGCAGTTAAACCACGCCCACTGTTGCGAACACTAAAAGATGTTTTTAAAAACCCACTTCCAGTTTTCTTTGCATATTTATTTTTATGTTGTCGTTTACCTTTTGGAGTAATGCTTTTAAATTGATTTTTAATCCGTTTTGCTTCTGGATCGATTGTTTTACGTATCGCGGTGCGTTGCATTTTTTGTGGCAGTTTTTTTAGTTTGTCAGTGATTTTTTTAACGCTACGTTTATCAAGTTGCATTTGTATCATGAACAAACCTTTTAAAATTATCTAAGTCAGAACCATTGTTACTTTCTTCTTTTGGTTTGGAGCGTTCATCTTTTACTAACATGTACGCGTTCCATGTTGTCAGTTCACTTGCAGGTAACTGCTTAATCTCACTCAAGCTTTTACCAAGCATCTCAGCAAGTGACAACATCATATATAACAAATGGTTCTCTTTTAGTTTCCCACTTCTTTATCTAGTGAACTTTCACCCATTCCGTTTAACTCTACAATAGCCTCAAATATAGTTTCAACTACACCACTAGGCATTGAAGAGATACTTGCAATCTCATCATCTCCAAAAAGTCTATGCCCATCTTCATTGATAAGGCTCACTGCAACCATCTTTGATTTCATAATAGATAACCCATCACCACTCGCGTTAAGTGCCATCTTCTCAAACTGCTCTCTGTCGCTAGTTAAAAACTCTCTGATAATTACATCACCAATTTCAAGTGAAACAACTTCTCTTTTTGCAACAATACTTAATAAATCATTTTTGTTTAACATCTTTACCACCTATCAATTTTTTAAAAGCCTCAACCTTTATCTCATATAATAACATATCAGCATGGCTATCCCACTGGGTACACCCACCAATAGCATAAGCCTTTTGCACTTTAACACCATCACACAATCCATCAGCGTGGTAACTTCTGTTTGGTGGTGTAATCATAAACAAGATTATCATTAAGTATTCGTTCATTAGTTTTTTATCCCCGCTAGTGAGTAATCGTCAATCTCTTTTGTGAACTTAATCTTTACAACACATTGAGTACAGTTCACATCATAATCAGCCATAGTTTCTTTGTTTGCACATCCACTTAGTGCTAAATATAGCACTCCTAAAAGTGCTATTTTAATACTAAGCCCAAACAAACTTTGAAGCCTTGCCTGAAACATTACCCATCATCAGGGTATCAGGTGCAGGATCACTCATTGTAAAACCAGCCATTGCAAGTTCAAATGTTGCTGTTGCCACTGGGCTTGAACCAGTCTTATCAGCAAACTCAATCTTAGCTTGACGTGTTTCACCAGCTACTGCACTGTTGATAAATGTCGTTTGGTTTGTAGTAGGACAATATGTAAATGTTACTGTCCAATCAGGTGCATCAGATAAACCAGCAACATAAGTCTTAGAACAATCAGTAATTGTTGTTGACTCTAAAAATGTTCCCGTTTGTCCAATCTCACCACCAAATGTTGTAACGTCCTCAACTTCAATGAACGTTCCGCTGCCAATAGCATCTTCAATAAAGAAGCGTGTTCCACACGTTAAATTTACACAATTTTGTGCCATCTTAATTTCCTTGTATATAAATAGAATATTCCAACGAAACAGAATACTTATCAATCGGCTCACTGTCGTAACTGCTTGATGTACTCTGTAATGTTGCACCTATAATGCTACTATCCTTGTTACAAGATAACGCATCAACTATATCAATTAACAAAGCCTGAGCATCATCATATTCAGACTCGAACGCTTCAATCGTAACAAAATTCTGTACTGCTACAACTCTGCTTATTGATTTTATATCTTCACTGCTATCAAGCGTGTAGGTTATAAAAGGCATATCAGTATCAAGCGGTGCATTTAGTGGATAAGTTGGTGCAATATCTTTTAAAGTATCGTGAAGATAGTTAGAAATGTTCATCAGATAATCTCCTTACACATAAGTTGTAAACTTCTGCCCTTATCAAATTCAAGAACACCAAGCACTTTAAACTCTTTTGCATCAGCTCGAACCATGTCCCCAACCAAAACACGTTGCTGCTCTACTTTACGCATCACAACTTTTATGGTTGTTTCCATAGTTTCCGCACCGCCATCAATAAACTCACGTCCTGAAACTGTTTTGTAACCAACGCGTACTTTTAAATATACTTTGTACACAGTTGTTTCCGCACCCGTATCAGTTCGTTCTTTTACCTCTCTAACAAACTCTGCTGGATATCTTAAATCACCACTACGCATGATTAACTCAATTGTGTAATCATGTAAGGTTCAAGAAGAAACTTAACACCACTATCAAGCATATTAACACTACCACCTACAACATCACCCTCTCTATTTTCGTAATACGTTCCGATAA